TTAATAAACAAAATTTATTTAGCTTTAATTTTATTAATTATAATTATACTAGGTTATACAATAGAAGATGCAGTATCAGATGTTACATCATCTGGGGCAACGACTAACACACAAAGCAATAATGCAGGATCTAACACAGCAATAACAGGTGGTTATGAAAGTTCAACAACATATCAGTCAGGTAGTAGTTCAAACTCTACCACTTCTAATACGACAAATAATTCAACAAATCAAGAAACTGCTGTAAATCCTAGTAGTGCACCTGCTATGTCAGTTTATGGGCAAGACAGTTGTGTTATACCTTTAGCAGCAGGAGTAACTGTTATAGGTTTTTCTGGCTCTTTTGGTTCTTACATGATTGACAAAGATTGTCAGTTAAGAAAACAAGCTAAACTACTTAATGGTTTAGGAATGAAGGTCGCAGCAATATCATTGATGTGCCAAGATAAAAATGTATTTGAAGCTATGATGGATGCAGGTACGCCTTGTCCTTATCAAGGTCTTATAGGTGAAGCAGCAAGAGAAGCATGGCTTAAACAAAAAGAACCTACAGACGATAAAGTAGAACAATACAGAAAGTATAAAAATAGTTTAAGAAGATGAAATACTTAATACCTTTACTGTTTCCTTTAGCTGTTTATGCAGATACAACAGGCAACTTAATTACTAACGGCACATTCGACAATGGCAATACAGGATGGACTACATCAGGTGATGCACAAGTCATAGGGGATTGTTGTCCTGGTGGACATGATTTTGAGTTTGGAGACAACGGAAGCATAACACAAGATTTTAATTTATATTCAGACACAATAACACAACCTATGCTAGATAATGGCATAACCTTAAATAGCACAACAGAGTGGCAAAATGGGGAAGGTGGTGTAGGTTCGTGGGCTCCTAACAGAGGAGATGCTGATAGTTTTACAGTAAGACTTCAGATAAAAGATTCTTTTGGCAATGTACTTGCAACTACAACACAGACTCGTACAGATGTTACAGGTATAAATGGAGTAGACTTTACAGATACGCTTACCTATACAGGCATAGGAAGTAAAATAGGCAATATATATTTAAGTGGTCAAGATGCTAATGCACCTGCTAATTTAGGTGGACCTAATGTAGATAATATATCAGTTACTATGACTTATGATCCTACAGTTTTGACTATGCAACAAACACAAGAGATTGCTGCAATTTTTGAAGAAATAGAAGAAGTCTTTACACAAGAAGAATTTACACAAATAGAAGAATTAGTTTTTGAAGAAATATTTTTAGAACCTATAGCGTTAGAAGAAGTACCTATAGAGATACTAGAAGAAATGCCTATGCTTACAGTTGAAGAACAGTTTGTAGAAGAAACAATAGTACTTGCACCTGTAGTTATGGAAGAAGAAATATTAGAAACATCTATAGAAACATTTGAACCTGTAGAAATATTAGAGCAAAGCCCAATTCAATCTAGCATGATTGAGCCAGAAGTAATCGAAGAACAATCTATTGTAGAAGAAGTCTTCGAAGAAATTGTAGAAGCTCCTGTAGAAGAAACGCCTACTGAAGAAATTACAGAAGAAACTGTTATGGCAGAAGAACCTATAGAAGAAACTATCGAAGTGGCAGAAGCTCCAACAGAAGAAATTGTAACTGAACAATCAGTAGAAGAACCTGTGGAGGAAATAAATGAAACAGAAGTTGTCGAAGAAACAGAAAGAGATACAGACACTAATGAAAGTAACGGAGATGTTGTCGCAGAAGAAAGAGAAGTCGATAACGAGAGTAGGAGTCTTGAAACCGAACTAACAGTAGAAGAAATATCTATTAAGGTAGCAGACAAGATTAAAACAATAGATGGTCAGCTCAAAGCAACACAGATGATAGTTGCAAAGGTTATGGCTAGAGATAATAAGATAGCTTCTTACTCACAAGTAAACACAGACATTTTTATACAACCTGAATTAAAAAGTATTGATATAGGCACATACACAAACAGTACCTATGTTGATATTAGAAACATTTACCCAAACCAAACTTACGAGGACAAATTATGGACATCAAGACAATAGCAACAGGCATAGGTATAGTAATAACTATTGCGTCTTTATTTGTATTTCAAGGGCAACTTATACAAAGAGTAGAAGTCTTAGAAGCAAGATCAATACCTAACATTGCCCCACTAGAGAAAGAATTATCAGTATTAAAAACTCAAGTAGAGGAAATAAAAGCTAGGAATAGCAATCCTTTAATGAGATGATTAATATAATTAAGTTCTTATTAACAAAGATAAGAACGAAATATCTGAGACCAGAGATATCTGTCTTAGAGTTTATACTAATATTAGTTGTGGCTTACTATATTGCGTCAGCGATTTGAGTATACATAAACTAATAGGAGGTAACCATGAGTGCAAACATACCTTATACAAAAAGGGAAATGCAAATCATCAAAGCAATCCATGCGATTGATCCCAAAGCACTAATCAGCATAAAATCAGTAATCAAAAATAGAACTGATTATAAATATGGTGGTGTTGTGTTCTTAAACTGTGAACCGATAACTTGGGATGAAGTTATGGATAAAATAGATGAAGAAAAAACAAGACCTTATTAATCGTCCTGCCCACTACACCAAAGGCATAGAGACGATAGAATACATCAGGTCATGGGATATGGATTATGTTCGTGGGAACATCGTAAAATATGTTACTCGCTATCCATACAAAGGAACTCCTATACAAGATTTAGAAAAAGCTAAATGGTATCTTGAATACCTTATAAAGCAGGAAAAAAATAAATGACCATACATAATAATGGTGGCAACCTTAGTAGAGTTGGCATTATACAAAGAGATGAAGATGGTAATGCTTTACGTTGCCCTCATTGTAAGTCTGAGCATCTAATCAAAAACGGACACGATGGTACTGAAAGAAAAGTAAAGAGATGGAGATGTAAAACTTGTGGTAAAAAAACAAGTCGTCCAGAAGTAATGAAAAACTACGAGCTAGATGAAAGAACAGAAAGCGATTGGTCTACAGAAGAATTAGTCAATGCAAGGACTGAAGTCTTTAAAAGAAAAGACGCTAGAGAAAAAAAAGATAAGTTTATAAATATAAGAATCAAAGACACAAAACCTATTGGTCTTTACATACAAGGCGATCCTCATGTTGATGATGATGGTTGCGATTGGATATCTCTTAGAAAACACATAGATATAGTCAATAATACAGAAGGTATGTATGCTTGTTCTGTTGGCGATTTATCTAACAACTGGGCTAGGCGAGGTAAACTTGCAGGGCTTTGGGCAGATCAGACAACTAATGGCGAACAACAATGGCAGTTAGTAGAATGGTTAGTCAATGCAACACCTTATATATTTATCGTTGCAGGAAACCATGATATGTGGGCTATGGAGGGTGATCCTATCAAATGGATGTGTAAACCTCTAAGGACTATATATTCAGAACATAACGCAAGACTCAAAATTAAATTACCAAAACACGAAATCAAAGTGAACTGTTCTCATAATTTTAGAGGACACTCAATGTACAATACAGCTCATGGTATTGTCAAACACGCATTGTTCAATGCAAGAGACCACTTACTTATAGCAGGTCATACTCATGTATCAGGATATAGTCCTATTAAAGATGCGAACTCGGATAAAATTATGCACTGCGTACAAGTTGGCTCTTACAAGAAGTATGATAGCTTTGCAAGACAACTCAACTTGCCATGTAAAATGATGTCAGCTTGTGCTGTTGCAGTATTTAACACAGAATTAACAGAAGACCATCCAGATTTTATTAAAATATTTTGGGAAGTCGAAGAAGGTGCAGATTATCTTAATTATCTTAGAAGCAAAAAATGAAACCAAAGCTCGTTATAATAAACTGGGAAGATGCAATAACACCAACATCAGGGTGGACAAACATAAATGATATAGATAATGACCTAGCTGATTGCATATCAATAGGTTTAGTTATTGAAGAAAACGATAAAACGATTACACTTGTTAGTCATATCTCAGGATCTGACACACAGGTAGATATAGATGGTAGTTTAGTTTTGGATAAGTCTTGGATTAAATACAGAAAAGATTTACCATTACCAAAAGAAACAATAAACAAATTAAAGAAATGGTTACTGGAGAATGTAGATGCCCAAAAAAATAGATAAAGAACAAGAAATGAAATTTGTAGAATACTATGTTGAAGGTGAGACGGCAGGTAATGCTTCTCAGTCAGCTAAAAAAGCAGGGTGGATAAAAAACCATAGACAGATGGGAGCATATCTTAAAAAGAAATACATCCATGAGATCAGAGAAAAGAATGAAGAAAGAATTACATCTACATCTGGTAGAGCAATATCAGTTCTACAAGACCTATTACATTCAGATCAAGATGCTGTCAGATTAAATACAGCTAAACTTGTTTTAGAGATGGGTGGTTTTAGTTCTCAAAATATAAATCTTAATGTAGAGAAAGGACAAAACAAAACTGATGAGGAGCTAATCGAAGAACTACAAGGTCTAGTTACTAAGATTCCTGCACTTAAACCTAAATTAGCTATGATTCAGGACAATACAGAGGAAGAAACAGGAGACACCCCTGATAGTGGCTCTGATACAGACGAGAAAAGAGTTACACATTAGTGGGGTACTTTGGTATCACCTGTCTCAATTAAAGTGGATTATGGGGATTATAGGGCTACTTTTTTTAGAAAAAACATTTTAAAATAAATAATATTTTCATTTACTATATTCTAATATTTCTTCTATAAGTTT